GGAGAGAAGTGAGGCTTTACGTCGCCGGGCAGAAGGCGTTCGGCGCCGCGGTCTACGACATGGTGCGGAAGCGCGGCCATGAGATCGTCGGGGTGTCGTCGCCCGCCATGAACGGCCAGGGCGAAGTCTCCGACCGGCTCCGCACCGCCGCCGAGCGCGACGACGTCCGCTGGCTCGAAGCAGGGCGCCTCAACGTGGACACCATGCCGGAGGGGGTGGACCTGATCGTCGCGGCCCACAGCCACGACTTCATCGGGCGCAAGACGCGGAACAAGACCGCCCTCGGCGCCATCGGCTACCACCCCTCGCTGCTCCCCCGGCACAAGGGGCGCGACGCGATCCGGTGGACGATCCACATGGGCGACCCGGTGACGGGCGGCTCGGTCTACTGGCTGTCGGAGAACATGGACGGGGGCGACATCGCCGCGGCCCGCCACGTGTTCGTCGAGCCGGGGGAAACCCCGGAGGAGCTATGGCGCCACAAGCTGATGCCGCTGGGTATCGAGCTCATCGGCTTGGTGCTGGATGACCTGTCGGTGGGCCGGATCGTCCGGCGCCCGCAGAACCCCGCCTATGCGACGTGGGAGCCCTCATGGGATCGCCCGCCAGCGTTCCGCCCCGACCTTGATATGATCGGAGCACTGCCAATGGGCTACTCGGTGGTGCGGGAGGACCTACAGTGAGCGCGGGGAGGCCACGCCCACCCCCCACGCCCTCTTATTAAATGCGGCGCCGAGACCGCCATCCCGGCGCCGCCCACACGAGCCCCTCGTGTACTTGGTCAGTCAGAAGTGCGCAAAGAGATGGCGACATCCTGCAATGCCGGCGCTTCTACACTGTCTGAAGCCTCTATCATGAGGCGGTATGCTTCGTGTGCGACGTCCTTCTTTTTCGCCTTGGGGTGCCTGTCGAGCACTGCCTTCAACAATGCCTTCGGCGACTTGTGAATGCGTGCGAGTTGCGCCAGCGAGGCGCGAAGCTCGTCTCTGTCCATCGGTCTACTCCACTAACTCAAGGGCGGATCGATCGCCCTCCGCGCTCAAGGTAGTTGATCAAGGCCCGGTCGCCCTTACTCGGCTTGGTCTTTTGGTGCAGCATGGCTAGCCAGGCGTTGGCGTCATCGTCGCTCAGGGCGTCCGGGCGCCGATAGCGACCAAACAAAGATTTGGTCAGAACAGAGCGAGGCGTAGGCTTGGACTGAAGCATGGTCGCCCCTCCGATTGGCATAGCGTAAACGAAGGATGCGGCCATTTCCACCGGGCAAATGTACCCCCACGCCCCAAGCTCGGGCGTGGGGTAGGCTTCCGCGTTCGCCAATGGGTTATTCTACCTCAGCCTCAGCGGGGGCGGCCCGCCACGTGGTGTCGCCGTTCTCGCGGACCCGGCTCAGTTCGAGCCCGGCCTTCTTGGCCGCGTTGAAGAAGCCGCCGAGCTTCGTCCAGCCGGTGAGCTCCTTCATCGCGGTGTTGGTGACGCCCTCTGGCGTCTGCGCCAGACGGAGCAACATGGCGGTCTTGCTCTCGGCCTTGGGCCCCTTCGCCGCGGCCGCCTCGGGCTCGCCCTTCACCGCGGCGATCTTCTTCGAGCGGCCGCCAAACGCCGCGGCCTCTTCGGCCCCTAGGCGGCGGGCGGTCCACACCGGGCCGTCGTCGGTCTGCTTCCAGCGGCCGACCTCGCCCTCGCTGGTTTCTTCGCCGGGCTGCAGGTGGAGTTCTTCGTCGCTCAGCGGCTCCGAGCCGTGGCCGCCGACGCGGGTGTCGATCTTCTGATTGGCCTCACAGGGCAAGGGCTCCAGCATCGCGGCGAGGTTTTCGCAGTCGAAGGCTTCGGCGTCCGTCTCGGGCTCGGCCTCGGTGAGCGAGTCGTCGGCCAGTGCTTCGGGGATAGAGGCGGGGCCGCCCTTGTTGCGCTCCACCAGAACGTGGTGGGCGGTGTCGAAGCCGTACTCGTCGCCCAGCAGGGTGGCGGCGTCGGCCATGCCGACCTCCTCTGCGGTCTTGAGGTAGCGGGCGACCGCCGCTTCCTTCGAGGCCGCACGCTTGTAGCCGCCGCCGGTCATCACCGCGGTGAGCTTCGAGACTTCAAGAGAGGTGAGGTTGGTGATGATCATCGGTCTAAATCCTTAGTCTGTCCGACTTCCTAATGCAGTCGTTGGACATTTTCCTACTCGCTGCTTTTTGACCGAGCCAGCAGAAAAACGAGCAAAAACAATTGTCTGATAAAACGGCTGCGGCACCGTCGGACAAGCCACTGACCGCGGGCGACCTGATCCCGTTGGAGACCGCGGCCCGTCTGCTGATGATCAGCGCCGAGCGCGTGCGCCAACTGATCAAGGACGGCTACATCCCCCGCCCGGCGCCCGGCCGCACCACCCTGGTGGGCGCCGTACAGGGCTACATCCGCTTTCGGGATGACGCCGACCGGCGGGCTACCAAGTCCGCCTCGGCGAACCGGGTGACCGACGCCCGTGCGTCCGAGATCGAGCTCCGCCTCGCCGAACGCCGCCGCGAGGTGATCCCCCGCGAGGAGGCCGAGGCGGCCAACGCATTTGTGGTCGGGCTCGTCAACGAGGAGCTCAACGGACTCCCCGCGCGGCTCACGCGCGACGTCCCGACCCGCCGAAAGTACGAGGCCGAAGTCGATGGCTCGAAAGCGCGCATTGCCAAAGCTCTCACCGATGCCGCCGAGCATCTTGAGACAAGCAAGCCTCTTCCTCACTCCGACACCTCGGACGACACCTGACGAGTGGGGCCGCCAGCGGACCTACAAGTCCAGCAGCGGCGTCCCAGGCCCCCGCGACCCCGGCCTGACCGGCTACATGATCCCGCTGGGCCGCAAGGCCCACGAGGGCACCTATCGCCGGGTCGTCGGCATCACCGCCGCGCAGAGCGGCAAGACCGACACCATCCTCGACTGCATCGGGGCGCGGCTCGATCAGCGCCCGGCGCCGATCCTGTACGCGGGCCCGTCCAAGGAGTTCGTGTCCGACCAGTTCGAGCCCCGGCTGATGGAGCTTCTCGATCAGGTGCCGACCCTGTCGGCAAAGACGATCCGCGGGCGCCGGATGAAGAAAACCCTCAAGACCATCGCGGGCGTCCGCGTGCGCCTCGGATCGGCGGCGAGCTCGACGTCGCTCAAGTCTGACCCCTTCGCCTTCGGCATCGTAGACGAGTACGACGAAATGGTCGCCAACATCAAAGGCCAGGGCGACCCGCTGGGTCTGGTCGAGGCCCGCGGCACCACCTACGCCGACTTCGTGACGCTGATCGTCTCGACCCCCTCGCAGGGGATCGCCGAGACCGAGATCGACCCGGTGTCCGGGCTCGAGTTTTGGAAGATCGCCGACAAGGAGCAGGTGCTCTCGCCTATCTGGCGCCTGTGGCAGCAGGGCACCCGCCACCACTTCGCGTGGCCCTGCCCGCATTGCGGCGAGTTCTTCGTCCCGATGTTCAAGCACCTGAAGTGGGCCAAGGGGGCAACCCCGGCCATCGCCCGCAAGACCGGCCACCTGGTGTGCCCGTCCAACGGGTGCGTGATCGAGGACGACGCCGATGGCGTGACGAAGCGCCGGATGATCGACGGCGGCGTGCAGATCGCACCCGGCCAGACCATCGAGGACGCCTTCGCCGAGCGCAACGTGCCGGACAACGCCGTCTGGTCGAAGTGGACCTCGGGCCTGTGCACCCCGTTCGTCTCGTGGGGCGAGCGGGCCGAGCAATACCTGACCGCCTTCCTCTCGGGGGAGGAGGACAAAATCCAGACGGCGATGAACGCCAACTTCGGCGAGCTCTACACGGCGGGCACCTCCGCCGGGCTTCCCGAGTGGAAGGCGGTGCTGAACCACCGGATCGGCTACCCGCGCGAAATGGTGCCTCCGGGCGTCCTGCGCGTCGTGGCCGGGGTGGACGTCCAGAAGCGGTCGCTGATCTACGTGGTGCGCGGCTTCGGCTCGCGCGGCACGTCATGGCTCCTCGACCACGGCTACCTCCTCGGCAACACCGGGGAGCAGGCGGTGTGGGACGACCTTTCCCTGAAGATGACCAGCCCCATCGGGGGGATGATCATCGAGCGGGCGTTCGTCGACAGCGGCTTCCGCCCTGACAAGGGCGACGGCGGCGACGAGCACATGGTCTACTCGTGGGTGAAGCGCCATGAGTGGATGGCGTTCGCCACCAAGGGCCGCGATACCATCGCGGGCAAGCCCTACACGGTGAGCACCATCGAGGTGAACCGGGACGGCTCGAAGCTGCCCTACAGCCTCCCGCTGGTGCTGCTGAACACCGACTTCTTCAAGAGCCTCGTGCACTCCCGGCTCGGCACCCCCGCGGGCCAGCCGGGCGAGTTCTTCCTGCACAACGACGCCGACGAGGACTACGCCCGGCAGGTCGTGTCCGAGGCGCGGGTGATCGGCGACAAGCTGAAGCCCGAGTGGGTCAAGCGGCAGAAGGCCAACCACTTCCTCGACTGCGAGGCGATGGCCGCCGCCGCTGCCTACTCCCTCAACGTCCAGGCGATCCCCGAGGGGATCGAGCGGACGTGGAACCTGCCCAACGAGGTCGCCCCGGAAGAACCGGCGGCGGCCGCACCGGAGCCCGCCGTGGCAGGCGAGCCGCCGGCCCTGTCAATCCGCGACCGCTTCCGAACCATGGGAGCTCGCGCCCGGAGGTAATCCATGGAACGCGTCCCCAACTCGGGCCGCGGCCGGAGCGTCATGGCGTCCATCGCCAACGTCCTGGGCCTCGGCACCGCCCCAGCCCCCGTTGCCACCAGCACCGACCGCCCGCGGGCCCGGGCTGGCTATATGCGCGACGGCCGGGGCATGGTGTTCTCGCGGTGGATACCCGCCCTCCGGTCGTCGCAGGACGACGTGGCGAACGCCTGGGACCACGCCACCGCGCGCACGGTCGAGCTCGCGCAGAATAGCGGCTGGATCAGCGGGATGCTCGATCAGGCGACCGCCAACACGGTCGGCCTCGGGCTCCGGCTCCGCGCCACCCCCGAGAACGACCTGTTCGGTATGGACGAGGCCGCCGCGCAGAAGTGGCGCAAGCAGGTCGAGGCCCGGTGGAGCCTGTGGGCGGGGAGCCCGTTGGAGTGCGACATCGAGGGCACCCGCACCATCGCGCAGATGCAGGAAGCGGCCTTCAAGTCGTGGATCGCCACCGGGGAAATTCTCGCCGAGATCGTCTGGCGCACGCGCCCGCAGAGCTCGAGCAAGACCAAGGTCCGGCTCATGTCGCCGACCCGGCTGGTCAACCTCACCGACGAGACGACCCGGCTCTACTCGGGCGTTCGGACCAACGCAGACGGCCTGCCGATCAGCTACGTGGCCAAGGCCCGCGACGCCTTCCTCGGCGACGTCGAATATGAGGTCGCCGCCCGCGACGGCTACGGCCGCCCCAAGGTGATCCATGTGTTCGCCGGATCGCCCGGCCAGCGCCGGGGGATCACGATCCTCGTGCCCGTGCTGAAGGTCGCAAAGCAGTTCGACCAGCTGTCCGATGCGACGCTGCTGGCGTCGATCATCCAGACGGTGTTTGCCGCCTCGATCACGTCGGAACAGCCGACCGAGGAGGCGCTCCGGTCGCTGCTGAACCCGCAGGAGCAGGCCAAGCTCCTCGCGGCAGGCGGGTCGTCCTTCGACGCATGGTTCGAGGCGCAGGCGGGGTGGTCCGAGGGCCATCCCATCGACGTCGGCTACGCTGGCCGCGTGGCGCATATGTTCCCCGGCGAGGAGCTCAAGTTCCACAGCCCGGAAATGCCCGCCTCGTCCTACAAGGACTTCTCGCTCCCGGGCCCGCGCTCTACCCCTACCAACCCGGATTTGCACGATGAGCACGACGGACCTAATCAACAAGACCATCGGGACAAGGATCGCCGCCCTACGCCATGCCCGCGGGATAACGGCGGCCCGGGTCGCCGAGTTGGCCGCGATGTCGCAATGCCGGCTGACGCGGATCGAAAACGCCCGGAGCAAGGCCGCAGCCGCCGAGCTCGTCCGAA